TATTGTGTCAGACATATTCATATGACGACGAGATGTTTCTAACATAGCATTTAGTATTGGCTCAAGGAATACACGTTCGAAGTGTGCAGTCTTGTGTTCAAAGATACGAGATGCTGAGTTCTGTAAAGACTGAACCTCAAATGCTGTCTTCTCACCTGGTGTACGGATACCCATGGCCTGACGAGGAGCACCTGCCATCTCTTCCATCTTGTCTTCCAATAGTCTAATCTGTAGGTCAGCCTGTAATGCTGTAGCATCAGGAGCCATGTAGCCTACATCACCCTCTTCCCCTAGGTACACACGACCACCAGGTTCAAAGTCAAAGTCTTCTACATCACCACGGATCTTTAGCATAGGATAAGCTATCTGATCAAACACATCTGACTTCAAGTTCTCTAAGTGGTCAATACGGTACTGCATACCAACCAAGTTATCTAATGGCCCCATAGCATATAAGTTGTCAGGACGTGGACGCCATCCAGCTTGGAAGATAGGAGAGCTACCTAACCAGCTAGGGTCTTCTTCGTTAGCCATGACATATGCACGATCAACGACTGTGATGACACGATTCTTTAGTAGAACACCATTCTCAGTATCGTAGTAGTCGCCATAGAAGGTTAGAACTTCCACGTAGTCCGACTCATAGTACTGCTGAATGGATGTAAAGCCGTCAGCTATGTAACCGTCAGCTTTATCGTATGTGGCGTCAGAACCCCTTACAGCAGCTCTGGCACCCATCATTTTAGAGAAGACACCTTCCATGTATGACTTTGACGGATCACTGTCTATCATACTTCGGATCTCTCCAAGAGTCTTTATAGACTTGAGGATCTTAGGTGACTTCTCAAAGCTGGGTGCTGTAGGGTTAAAGCAAAGATCGTATGGTGAAACACGAACAATCTTTGGACCTACATAGTTTACAACGAGGTCCCCAGCTTCTTTGACTTGGTAGTTATCTTCCCATGTAACAGTAGCAAAGCAATTGCCATACTGAATATAATCGTACAGTAGGTCACTGGCTGTATTAATAAAGTCAGACTGACGAACTTTGTTATCCATGTATGCTTGTATGACACTACGTTTAGCTTTAGTGTTAGCATCTCTTGTCTCAGCTTCAAAACGCATCCACTTAGACTGTGGGAATAATGTAGCAAAGTAATTAGCATGGAGATTATCCATGATCTGTGTTAGCTTGGGAGTTGTAGTACTGTTAGACCAAGGAAGCATAGCATTCTTAGTTGTACTTGTGTCAGTAGCATATAAGTAGTTACGTAACTCTTTCCACTCTTCAACTTTTGTTTGACGTAGGTTAGACCACTCACGCCAACGATTAGACACCTCGACAGCCATTGAGTCAGGACTTAAAAGATATTCTAATTCTATTGTTTCACCAGCCATTAAGAGGCTCCTCTAAATCTATTATTAGCCCAAACTATATTAGCACTCTTATTTCTACGTACACTCTTAAAGGGTTTAACAGCAATATCTATAGCTGAAGCAAGAGCATCTTTAATATCGTCGTGCGGTGGGTTCCTTGATTGAAGTTCTTCTTCTAAAGTTTGTATGTTACCACCACGGTAGTGCCATATCTGTAAGTTGTCATAACGAGGTTCTAAAGTAGCTGAGATACGTTCTTCTTTATTACCTTGGTATTTGTTAGGTCTGAACTCATCTACACTTATAGCAAGTCCATGTTGTTTGATAAGTTCTTTAAGTTGTTTAACGATTGCTTGTTGAGCTACTGTAACCTCAGCTCTTAGTTTACGGAATGACCACTTAGTTGACAACTGTAGTATATGTTCAAAGTAGTCTGTGATTCTGTCAGTACGGAAACGATCTATGTCAAGTACATAAACATTATTGTCTGAGTCAACACCTACAACAACAATAGCTGTATAGTCAGATTTCTTAGATAAACTAAACGCAAAGTCAACTGCTGCAAATACGTTTAACTTAGCCTCTTTGTAGAACCAATAACCGTTTTCTTCTCTAAGTAACTTACGTTGATAGTACTGAAACCTACTGCTTTCTATTGGTACGTTGTCAGGATCTGACGGATCGTTGTAGTACTGTGCTCTGAACTGTCCCTTGTCTAAGTACTGCCCACGTTTCTTAGCTAATACTTTAATGTCAAAACCAAACCACTTACCATCTCTACGTTGACTACGAGGCCATAACATTTCACCTGTTCCATCTCCTCTATCCTCTACAGGACGTTCAAAGATTTCATAGATGTTTTCTTCGCCTATCTTATTTCCTTCGTTATCAAACAACTCTTCTTCCATTTGTAGAAGATCATTGTAAAGATCTACAGGATGATAACGTGTACCTACCACCCATTCTCTAGCATCGGCTCCCTCAATAGATGACAATAGAGAGTATTGGCTTTTAACTTTATTACGTCCCTCACCAGTGTAAGCATTCTCATATACTACTATGTCATCGAGGACAGCAATATCGCAGTGCATCCCTGTAAGAGAAGTAGTAAGACCACCAGTGAACACAGACGGATCACGTACTTTCTCTGCTTTCCTTAAAGGATGGTCTAACATAATCTCAGAGTTAGTCCACCTTGTTCTCTTACCATCTTCAGGGTGTACATGGTCAGGCCAGTACCTACTGTATATCTCTGAGGTTAGAATACTTTTAATAAATCCTAGTTGTTTCTCTGCTAAGTTAGCTGTAGCTGATATGTATAGGATACGAAGGGTTGGGTCTTTGGTTAATTCCCAGGCAACTCTGTAAGCAACTAAACGAGACTTACCGTGGTCACGAGGAAACAAAAGAAGCTGGTGAGACTTAGCATTTGCATTACCCCACCAATTACATACATCTTCATGACACTGTCCAAGGACTTGCTCAGGAGCTACTAACTTAATGAAAGTTACTAAGTCATTCTCAGCAGCTTGTCTAATTTGATCTATTGTTGCCATTGTACCACGGTTATGTTACTGTTGTCAAGCTATATCTTCTGATTTATCCAAAGAGTCTTGTAACATCTTAGTGAATGCTCCTTGGCCTACTTTAAGCTGATCTAAGTTAAATTCAGCTGATCCAATCTTTTGCTGCAGAGAATTAATATGATTAATCATAGTTTTCTGCGCATCAGTGAGTTGGTCTTCAGTGTAGTCTTTGTCGTCAATCGTAATAACCTTTTTATCTTCAGCCATTTTGATCTCCTTTAGTTAAGTGTTTAAAATTACCAAGGCATCCCAGTTGTGGATGTTGGGTTTGCAAGTTCAGCTATCTTAGCATCGTTTGCCGCTTCTGTATCAGCTTTGACTACTTGTTCGTGTACCCATTCTAATACGTTTGCCTCTGTTAGATCAACGTAAGGAATAAAGTCAGAGTCCGATGGATTAGGTGTGTGACTTGTAGTTCCATATGCTGATGCAGTGTTCGTTCCATCTGTGCTTTCGCAACGCCAGTGAGCTATTGTTACTCCATCATCAGATGTGTTTCGCTCTAGGTTAGCGATAGACCATGTGTGTGTTGTTGCCATAATAGCCTCCTATATTTCTTGTGCATCCATTGCAGTTTGGTATGCAGTCTTCACTGCGTCTGTCCAAACAGCATTGCATATTGCTTGTACTTCGGTGCTTTCACCTGAGATATCAGTGTCACCCCATGTATCACCCGATTTAGTTGAGCAAGATAAGACGTGGCGTGAGAATGATCTGCTGATCTCTTTGCCATCTCTGGCTATCACAGTGGCTGTACGAACTTGCACATGCTTGTGATCTCCAACGACTTCAATTTTATCTTCTACTTGTGTTTCTGTTAGTGCCATGTTTGGCCTCCTTTGTTTATCGTGGCTTTATTACCACCTGTCCGACCCAATCTATGAGTGGGTTATGATGCAAAGTATGTTGCGGAAAATCTAAATTGACCTGTTCCCATCTGCGCAGCAGTTAAACTTAAACCAGTTGTTGTGGCAGCAGTCACATAGTTCACCATTAAAACATTTAGTGAAGATACGGAAATACTATAAGGAATTATATTTAAACTAAAACCAGTGTAATAATTTATACTACCAGTAAATTCATCACCTGTGCTAGACAAGTCAGTTCCAACATTAAAAGGCAAACCACCAACTCTAACCTGACCACTTCCTGAATTAGTACTTGAAACACTTACAATGCCAGAAATGGTGACTACTCTGCCAACTTTTGTGTAAACTCCATCCGCAGTGCCTAATGTTGCGGGGCCACCACTTGACCCATAAGTTACA